CAAGAAGAACTGGATAAAGCAGAGAAACTTCTGAACCTGCGAGTTGAGGGGCGAGCCACAGGGACAGCCCTCTCAGACGCCAGACAGTCTGTTGGTAAATGGACTGAGGTTGTCGCCGACCTTGAGAAAGAAAAGTACAAAGCTGCGAATGCGTCTAGCGGCTTGAAGGCTGCTGTTGAGGGCAAGCCGGCGACGAGGAAAGCGTCGGAGATCCTTGGTGCTGATCCGAAACCAGTTGGCAGCTCCAACCGGGGCGAACTCAAAGACCTGCGCAGCATCCTCAACGACAACCTGGCTTCCGGACTGAAACAGGAACAGATCCAACTCGGGCGCGAAGTCATCGACATCGAGACGCAACTCGCTGCGCAGTCGATCAGTTCATCCGTCGCGACGGAGAGGAAGAATGCCGCCACACGGGCTTCGCTTGAGATTGAGCGGATGTGGATCGAGCAGTCGTTGAAAGATGCGAAGGTTGCTGGTGACAAGGTTCAGGTCGCGAAGTTCCAGAACGACCTACTTGAGAGCACACTCAAGATAGAGAAGCAGGAGCAGCAAACCCTGCTTGACCTGACCAAGAACCGGACGGCTGACAACAACGCCATCACGGACTCGATCATCGCGTCCAGCCGGTACGTTGAGGACCTGAAGTTCGAGCAGGAAGCCTTGGGCAAGACGGCGCTGGAAGTCGCGAACCTGCGAAACCAGAGGGAACTCGACAGATCGAAGCAGGATCTGAACCTACAGGTGGGCAGGAACCAGATCAATCCCGACGTGGCGTCCGAAAAGGAGAGAGCGGCACAGACCAAGTTTGATGCGCAGTCGGCTGATGTGGCGTATCAGGAGTCCTTTGTCGGGGGCTGGATGCGGGCCTTCAAGTCTTATAACGACGCAGCGGCAAGTTCTGCGGAGATGGGCAAGGCGGTATTCGATAACGCATCCAAGTCAATGGAGGATTCCCTGACCGCATTTGTTACCACAGGCAAACTCGGGTTCAAGAGCCTGACCACGACTATTCTCGCTGAAGTCGCACGGATGATGGCGCGTAAAGGCGTGGCGTCGCTTCTGCAAACGGTTGCCGGTTTCGCTTTTGGCGGCGGCGCTCAAGGGTATCAAGTTCCGGGTTCCGGGACTGGTGCCCCGGTCTACGGCGGGGACCTGGTCAATGCTGCTAAAGGGAATGTCTTCTCTGGTTCCCCCTCGCTACACGCTTATGCGAATACCGTGCAGTCCAGTCCGAAGACTTTCGCCTTCCAGAATCTTCAAGGGTTTGCGCGTGGCGGGGTTTTTGGCGAAGCGGGTCCGGAGGCGGTCATGCCGCTCTCCCGTGACAGTCAGGGTCGTTTGGGTGTGAAAGCCCAAGGCGGTGGTGAAGGAGTGAATATCAGCATCGTGGTTAATGAGGCAGACGGAACCACGTCGACTCAATCCAAAGGGGAGAAAACCGATGCTTGGGGAGCAATCGCCGGTCGTGTTCGTGGTATGATTCTGGAGGAATTGAATACTCAAAAACGTCCCGGTGGGGCGCTCTACGCCTAACTTATCATGCCAACATTTTCCTATCCCCCCGCCATTGGCGCGTCTGGCGCGTGCAAACCCACCGTTGACTCCGCGAAGTTTGGCGACGGGTATGAGCAGCGCACTGCTCTCGGGATAAACACGCAGGCTCGCCAATGGAACCTGAAATTCACCACACACGTGAACGAGGTCCTGGCCTTTCTGGAAGCCCGAGGGGGCACCGCGTCTTTTGATTGGACAGATCCTCTTGAGCGGGCGGGGAAATTTATCTGCCGGGAATGGTCAATCGGTCATTCCGGGGCAACGGTCTTTGACGTTACATGCAAGTTCGAGCAGGTGTTTGAGTGAGCATCGCTTCTGACATTCAGAAACTCGACCCCGGATCTCTGGTCGAGTTGTTTACTCTCGACGCTACGGTGCTCAGTGGGGGAGTGTTCAATTTCCACGCAGGCATCAATGAACTCGGTGGCGATGTGGTCTGGCAGGGTGTCACGTACTCTCGCTTTCCACTGGAGGCTGACGGGTTCGAGTTGCGGGCCAATGGGACTGCACCGCGCCCGAAGATTCGGGCCAGTAACATTGGGGGCGCACTCGGGGCAGTGGCGAGAACAGCCAACGACCTGATCGGATCCAAGATCACGCGCAGGCGCACCTTCGTCCGTTACCTGGACGCGGTCAACTTCGCTTCCGGTAACCCGAGTGCGGACCCCAACGTGCACTTCACCAACGACGTTTTCTATGTCGACAGGAAGTCTGTGGAAAACCGCAGCATCATCGAATGGGAACTTGTCTCGGCCATGGACCTGGTCAATGCCAAGATCCCAAAGCGGCAAATCATCGCGAACGTTTGCCCTTGGCAATATCGCAGCAGCGAGTGCAACTACACCGGGGGCGCGGTGGCCACAGCGAGCGACACCCTCACCGGTGACATCTCGAAGGATGTGTGCGGAAAGCGCCTGGCGTCCTGCAAACTTCGCTTTGGAACCTACGCGGTTCTCCCCTTCGGCGGCTTCCCTGCTGCGGCATTGGTGAGAGCATGAACGAGATCATCTCCGCTGTCGTGGCCCACGCCAACGAGGTTGCCCCGTGCGAGGCTTGCGGCTTGGTCGTTTTCCGTGACGGCGCTCTGGACTATGTCCGCTGCAAGAACGTTGCCAAGGACAACCTGAGCAACTTCACAATTGCCCCGGAAGAGTACGCGAGCATCGAGGATGAGGCGGACGTTGTCATGATCGCTCACTCGCACGTGTTCATTCCTGCGACACCTTCTGATGTAGACAAGGTCGGATGTGAGCAGTCAGGCTTGCCGTGGTTGATCGTCAATCACCCGAATGGGACGCACACGCTCACTTATCCGACCGGGTACAAAGCACCGCTCATTGGCAGGGTATTCAGCGAAGGCTTGTTGGATTGCTACGCACTGGTCAAGGACTACTACGAGCAAGAGCGCGGGATCGCCCTGCCAGACTGCGAACGGCCTGCTGTGTGGTTCGAGATTGGGGTAAGCATCTTGACTAACAACTTCAAGGACTTCGGCTTCGTGGAAATCCAACAAGACGAGATGGTGCCTGGTGATTGCATCTTGATGCGGGTCGGGGCTACTGTGCCGAACCACTGCGCTGTCTATGTTGGTGACAATGTCATACTGCATCACGTCAAGGATCGCTTGTCCGGGAGGGAAGTCTACGGGACATTCTGGAGACGCGCCACCACACACTATTTGAGGTATGTCGGATGAAGATAATTCGGCTCTACGGAGATATGGGTCGACAGTTTGGCCGTGAGTATTGCGTGGATGTGAAAACTCCAGCAGAGGCTGTTCGCGCCTTGTGCTCACAGGTTAAAGGGTTTCGAGCCTACCTCCATGCTCACGCGCAAAGCGCGTTCAAGGTGTTCGTGGGTGGTCGCAACGCCTGTGACGGACTTTCGCACCCATCCTCCGACAAGGAGATCATTCGCATTGCCCCGACGATTCAGGGTGCAGGGGCCGCAGGAAGGATCGTGCTCGGGGTGGTATTGATGGTCATCGGCAATTATGTGCCTGGGGCGCAAGCCCTTATTCCCCTCGGCGCATCCATGGTTATCGGAGGTGTCGTCGAGATGCTTTCCCCAACTCCCAAGATCAAGACCGGGGTTGACGCAGAGAAAACTGAAAACAAACCGTCGTACAATTTCAACGGCCCGGTCAATACCGTGGCCCAGGGCCACCCAGTGCCGCTGGCCTACGGCAAAATCATGACAGGTTCAGCGGTCATATCCGCAGGGATGATAACGGTATGAGAATAACCGGGCACGGCGGTGGCGGTAGTGGGGGGAGTTCCGGGGCCAGCAGGACGGCTGTCGAGGACCCGGACAGCCTTCAGTCTCGCCAGTACGCCCATGTCGTGGACCTGATCTCTGAGGGGCTTGTGGAGGGATTGGTCAACGGGCTGCGCTCGGTGTATCTGGACGGCACCCCGATCCAGGCCAAGAACGGTGCGGCCCACTTCACGGTGTGACGTTTGATTTCCCCAAGGGTTCAATGTCCAGGACCACCTGCCGTCCC